GAAATAGGAATGATAATCGCTGCCGTGGGTATGGGTGCGGCCGCGGTTCTTATCCCCGTTATAAAAAAATCTAAAAAGAAAAAGCAAGAGCAGGTCATCGACAATGAGTCTTGGTCTATTCACAGCACTGTCCATGAACGACTCACTCAACTAAGAATTGAAACAGATTGTGCCAGATCTCAGATCTCACAATTCCACAATGGCGGTCATTTCTTAGATGGTGTTTCGATGATGAAGTTTACAGTCACACATGAATCTTTAGGCGTTGGTGTACAGGGAGAGGGTCATCTGCTTCAGGATAGTCCTCTCTCTATGTTTATGCCTAGACTTCAATTGGCACTTAGAGACGAACCCCTAGTCTATATGGTTCGTGATTGTGAGGACTCTTACTGTAAGCAGCAACTAGAAAACAGTGGTGTGCTTGCTTTTGCCATTCTACCTCTTAGACATGCCTCGAAGGGAATCATCGGATACTTGCAATGTCAGTGGTGTAAATGGGACAAAGTTGATGGTCTAGACTTTACTAAAGTTGCCTCACAACTCGATGATGCTAGAAATGCAATAGAAGTTCATTTGGTTCAGCAGATATCCACAAATCGTATGAGATGAGGCATAGATAATCATATGACATACACAAATGAAAAATACACCAGAGGTAAGAGTAGACAGGAAAATGTTAGGTACAGAGACCTAGATTTTTCTTTCACTCGTAATCCAATCACAAATGATGTCAAGACACTTACCGATGTTCAGGCAGTAAAAAAGTCAGTGAAAAATATTATCTTGACTTCATTTTATGAAAGACCATTTCAAGCAGAACTTGGTTCCGGGATAAGACGACTTCTTTTCGAACCGATGACTCCAGTTTTACTTGTAAATCTAAAAGAGAGAATTGAAATTGCAATCAAAAACTTCGAACCTAGAGCAGAGATTTATGATGTTGCGGTAAATGGCAACCCAGATAGAAACTCTATTGATGTTAGTATTTACTTTCGTTTGATTAACGGTTCTGAAATGATTGATCTTTCCTTAACTCTTGAAAGGACACGATAATGTCGGGAGAAACCGGAGATAGAAATCTAACAATCACAGAACTTGATTTTGCCAATCTTAGAGATTCGCTGAAGGAGTATCTCAGGGGTCAGGATTATTTTAAGGATTATGACTTTGAGGGTTCTGCTCTTACTACGCTCTTAGATGTTCTTGCATACAACACGCATTATCAATCATTCTATGCGAACATGGTGGCAAATGAGATGTTCATTGACAGTGCAGTCAAAAGAAACTCATTGGTTTCCCATGCAAAGCAAGTTGGTTACACTCCAACATCATACACGGCACCAAGAGCAGTAGTTAAGGTAGAGTTTCCCGACTATGACGACTCGTCCTCTGGGACTCTTCTTTTGCCAAAGTACAGTCAGTTTACTGCTCAGGGATCAGACGGTAGAACATATAGATTTGTGAATACTTCTGCCGTTTTGTTAGACACCTCTTCTGTTCCCTTTGGTTGCACTGCTGAAATTTATCAGGGAGCAATCAGAAACAGAACCTTTGTAGTTGACTACACTAACCCAGACCAAAGGTTTGTTATACCCGACATCAATATCGACACACAGCATATGACTGTTCGAGTGCAAACCTCAACCACCGACACCACTGGTTTCACTGACCCATGGAATAAATCAGGTAACTTTAACGAGATTACAAAAACTGATGAAGTATACTTCTTACATGAAAACGTAGACGGATTCTTTGAACTAACCTTCGGTGACAATATTGTAGGAAAGAAACCAGCGGATGGTAATCTAATTACCGTCGAGTATCTGGTGACCGATGGCCCTCTTGCAAATGGTATCGGTAACAAAGAATTTTACTCTCGTCCCGGTGAGGGATTATCTGGTGACACTTTTAATTGTCAACTTACAAACAACACCAACACATATGTTGAGAGTCCAACCAACGGCGGTAGTCTGAACGAAACTGAAGAGTCGATTAAATACTACGCACCTTTGGCATATCAAGCACAAGATAGAGCAGTTACCGCGTTGGATTACAAGACATCAATTGTAAAGGCATATCCATCCGCAGAGTCTATTTCGGTATGGGGCGGAGAAGACAACGATCCACCATTCTATGGCAGAGTGTTTGTATCGATTAAACCAAACGAAGGTCTTACTCTTACGGAGAGTGAAAAAGAGTCAATTGTTACAAGCATTCTAAAATCAAAAAATCTAGTTACAGTGACTCCAATTGTAGTCGATCCCGAGTACACTTATCTGAAAGTTAACAGCGAGGTGTATTACGAGCAGGCAAAAACTGGACTACAACCCGGCGATCTTCAAAGTGCAGTTATCAGAACTGTTAAAAACTTTGTTAACGATGACCTAGAAAAGTTTGACACAAATCTTAAGTTCTCTAGATTCGTTGATTTAATTGATAACACCAACACAGCAATCACAAACAACTATACTAGAATTAAATTAGAGAAGAGATTTATTCCTCTTGCAAATTTAGACTCATATGAATTAAACTATGAAAATGCAATTCTAAATCCACACCCCGGTCATACTGTTCCTGTAGTAGAAAGCACAGGATTTCCCTACAAGATTGGAGATGATTTAAATACTCCAGAAATAGATGAAAGTGCAATTGTTACTGCCTTCATTGACGACGACGGAAATGCAGATGGGAACGGAATCGGAAATCTTAGACTATATTATCTTGATGGGGACGGTAACAGAGTACACTTCCAGAACTGTGGAACTGTTGACTATCTTGGAGGTAAAGTTACATTCAAAGACTTTTTACCAATCACCGAACCTGCCGTCGAGGTTAGGGTGACAGTAAATACAACCAGACCTGATATTTTTGTATCACAGAAAAATATATTGACGATGGACAATACCGATCCCAGAGCATTAGTTGTAAGCATGGTGGAGACTGGTAGAAGAGATTCATTTAGAGTTACCAACACAGATTTCTACGAATCAGATGAAAACAGAGTTTCGGATGTCACTCCTCGTTCTAGGTCTACAAGTTCTGGTAATGTTTCAAGTGGCACAAGCAGTTCCTCCTCCGGTTCCTCCTCCAGTTCCTCGGGTGGTTCGTCTAGTAGTTCCGGTGGTGGCGGTAGTTCTTCTGGCGGTGGTTATTGATTGGATAAAATATGCCTTTAACTCTAGTTCTTAGAAACTTAATGCAAGCAGTTAATCAGGCCAACAACCCTGATCTTAGAACTGGCGACTTACCTCCGGTGGATAGAATTATCGACGAGGGGGTGTCAAAGCATATTAGGTCACAGATTCCAGATTTTGTTCACGCCGAGGGCGAGGGTTTTTTGGTTTTCCTCGAAGCGTATTATGAATTCTTGGAGAAGAAACAAAATGCATATGCCAAGACACATACTCTATATGAACTGAGTGACTTAGATACCACACTCGATGAATTTTTAACATACTTCAATGATAAGTTCATTGCTAATTTTCCTAGAGAACTTGCAGTCAATCAAGTCACTGGTGACAAAGTAAACCAAAAAACCTTAATGAAAAACATTAAGGATTTTTATCGAGCAAAAGGAACTGAAAAGTCCTACAAATTGCTGTTTAGAATTTTATATGATTCAGACCTCGCGTTATACTATCCCAAGAAAGACATGTTACGAGCATCTGATGGTAAGTGGACTTTACCAAAATCAATCAAGGTAACCACAGACAATACAGACGCTAATCTTAGAAACTTTGAAAATAGAATTATTCAACAATTCGCAGCGAACGGACAGGTTCAAGCGACCGCAACAGTTGATGCTGTAAATCTTTACAGGCAGGATCCGTATGATGTGTGTGAACTTTTTCTAAAAAATATAACCGGCAAATTTCTACCTGATCTTGAAATTGAATGCCTTATTAGCGGTGTTAAGTATAGAGAACGAGTCTACAGTCACGTTGTGGGAATACAAATTCTTGAAGGGGGAGTTGGATTTAAAGTTGGTGACAGGTTCGAACTGAATGATGTAATGAGAACCAAGGATGTCGGAAGTGCCGGTGTTGGTGGTGTGTTCAAAGTAAAAAATATCGGCATCAATGGAGAAATCAAAGAAATTGAAATTCTCGATAGCGGTGTAAACTATTCTCCGGCACCAGAAGAGTTAAGTAGAAATAAAGAACCATCCAAGTCAAAGCGAAAGATCTTTAAGAAACAATTCGATGATGGAGAGTTTGCTGGTAAAAACTACCTAACACAGTTTGGTACTGATAAAAAATATTTTGACGCTGGCGAGAGATCAAGACGAAGAGGGACAAATGATAATTTAGTTAGTTATTCTAATTTTGCACCGTCACGCGACAAGGGTAAAGAAAAACCCGGATCGAACTTTGATTTTGAGTTAATTTTTGGTGCCTTGCACACCTACTATGGTTTCTACAAAGGAAATGATGGTAAACTAAGTTCAAACAAATACATTCAGGACAGTTATTTTTATCAAGATTTTTCTTATGTTTTGAAGTCCTCTGAGTCGATAAAGAAGTATAAGTCAATCATTAAAAGAGTAATCCACCCATCTGGTCATGAGGTGTTTGGTAGAATTAGTTTGTCAAATGACGTAACTAAACCCATGACTCATCATAGTATGTTTCAGTCATTTGAAGTCCCCATCATTGGACACTATACTCCATATACATTTAAGACTACAGAAAACTTAAGAAACAATACTGCCAGTACAGATTTATATCCACACGGATTCAACCCCGGTTCCACCGGAGGTGCAACAGCGGCCGCACACATATTTGGTCTCTGTGGTGGTAGATTAGAATTAACAAAACCAAGGAACGTATCCGGTGCGGCGATTGGATTTACTACAGGATCATTTGTGGTGGGTCAGACATTACACAACGGTATGACGGCCTCGGGTGGAACTGGAACCGTTGCTGCATGGTATTTGCATAGAGCGACAACCAAGGGTGGGTCTGCATCCTCTGGTGTTCTTTTCCTCTCCGGTGTCACTGGTAACTTCCCACTAGGTTCTACAGTCGCCAATGGTAACGGAACAAACGGTGAACTCGGGACAGGTGAATCTTCGCAACCAATTCAACCCGGAAATGGAACTATATTCAACGAAGCAGGATCGACGCTACCACACTTTACCAACGATCTGCCACTAGGAACTGGTGGGACGGACGAAGTTTATGGTGGGTCTGCTGCGGCACAAGGATATAATTACAATTGTTGGGTGATATATCACCACCCCAATAGCAGAGGATGGAATAAAATCCCCGCCGGTATTTCTTTCGGGGCAGTGGGACTCCGTTGGTTCTTCCATATGCCTTTTGGATTAAATTTCCACTCAGATCCAGATGTGTCTACATGGTTGACGACAACCGGATCCACTGCTGGTCATCCATATTATGGAAGCAGCACAGGAGATGGTTCGGCGGGACAACTCGGTCAGTATGGATCGTTTGGTGGGGTCTCTACTGGAACCCCTAATCTTGGACTGACCTGTTAAAATTAAGGACTATATACTAATATGAGTAATGAAGCACTTAGAACATCTTGGCGAAGAGCAATGGCAAATGACCTCGTTCGTTCTCTGAATGAAGGGGGAAATGAAAACTATTACCTATTCATTGGTAAGGTTGATCCTTGGCCGAATGAGGCGATTCCTCCCGCCGCAACGGACAGTGATTTTTATTCATCTGACACATTTAGAAACGCAGTTGCACTCAAACGTCTAGAAACCAGAAATATTTCTCTGGTGGTTCCTCGTTATAACTGGACTACAGGAACCACATATGTTGAATATGACCCAACAGTGGATCTTCATGTCAGTGGTAGTCTAAGTAAGTTTTATGTTTTAACCAGCACAAATAATGTTTACAAGTGTATATCTAATAACAATGGTGCTGCTTCCTCTGTAGAACCATCACATACAACTCAACATATCGTAAAAAACAGCGATGGTTACCGATGGAAGTTCATGTATTCTCTAACAGAAAATATGCAAAACTTCCTCACTGATGAGTATATCCCTGTTAGTTTCGTGTCTGAAAAAGTTGTTGACGAGACCATTAATCAACTAAACGTACAAGAGACCGCCGAGCATGGCACAATTGATCATGCCGAAGTGGTAACTATCGGAAGTAATGTATTTGATAATTCAGAACCTGTTTCTGCGGTAGTTGGTACAGAAACGGCCGCTAACAACGTCAAAGTCAGACTAAATCAATCAGCGTCAAACGTAAATGGAAGGTATGTTGGTTATAGTTTATATTTTGATGATGGTCGAGGCGAGGAAATCGGAAACCAATATAAAATTACGGAATATAATGGGACAACCAAGCAGGTAACCATAGATCCTCCCCTAAGGCATAGAGTTTATGTTGCAGATAATTCTAAAAATCTAAAGGGTTCATCATATAAAATATTACCACAACTAAGAGTTGACGGCGATGGTTCTGATTGTTCTTTAGTTCCAACACTAAGTTCTGAAAATAAAATTACGGGCGTTGATATCATAAATCGCGGTAAAAATTACCAAGATGCAGAAGTTAAAGTTCTAACAACTTCTTCAAGTGGAACAACAAACTCCACCTTTAAGTTATATTTTTCTCCTCCGGGTGGACATGGGTCGGATGCAGTTAGAGAGTTACAAGCAACCAGAGTAATGATTCTAATGAAGGCGGATCAGGGTTCAAAGACTTCAAACTGGCCGGCAGAAAATGATTTTAGACAATTTGGTATTGTAAAAAATCCCGTTCTCAACCTTCGTGGTGTCACTGCTGATGCCGTTGTTGCGGGTGATGAATATACCAGACTCACAGAACTTACAGTATTTAAACCGTTCGGTGTTAGTGCGGGATATGTGTATGACTCTGTTGATGGAACTTATAAGGTAGGTAATTACATTCTTGGATCAGAGACACTTAGCACTGCTAAAATTCTATCCTTTAAGAATAATCCAGATAATGAATTCTCTATACTTGATGTAGAAAATCTTAAAGGTTCTTTTAAGGTTGCAGATCCAATTCAAGATAAGTTTAGATATGTTTTTGGATCGGTTGTTGGTTCTTTTGTTCCCGGAGAAACTATTACCCAGTATGTAAGTGGAACCGGAGGCACAGGAGGGGCAACTGCACAGGGAGTTGTAGAAACCTATTCAACCACACCGTTCAAAGAACTCGTTGTGATTGGTGTGACTGGTTCATTCACGGGAACCACTGGTGATATTGTGGGTGTTTGCAGTGGAGCATCTGGAAGTGCCATTAGACAGTTTAGTATCGCTGGGGGTGAACTCCTAAAGCAGTTCACTATCAACTCGACAGGAGATGTGTCTTTTGTTACGGTGGACACAGATAATAAACAAAATTACTCTAGAGCAATTCAGCAAAAGGCAACCAAACTAGATTTGACTGCCGCACCGACATATAGACTAACAACTAAATTATCCGTCGCGGGTTCTGGTTTCACAGATACATATTTTACAGAGGACAGTGGTGTAACTCAGGAAAATGCGGTTACTAAGAATATTTCAACGGGAAATGTTGCTTGGTTTAAATCATATAGCGGAACGACTGGTGACTTGTATCTCACCAACGTAGTCGGACAATTCAACACAGGATCCACATTGGATACGGTAGCGTCAAGCGGGATTGTCGTAACCAACGTATCTGAACCAGAAGTGGTTTTAGGATCTGGAGAAGTCTTATACATACAGAACATAAGACCTGTTGAAAGAATTAGAGAACAGGAAGAAGAGTTCAGGATTGTCTTGGGATTCTAAGGAGCAAAGTCTAGATGGCATACGATAAAACACTATTCAACAGAACTCCATACTATGATGACTTCGAAGAGGACAAGAAGTTCTTACGAATGTTGTTTAGGCCTGGTTATGCGGTTCAGGCAAGAGAACTCACACAGGCACAAACAATTTTACAAAACCAAATTCAAAGATTTGGTGATCATATCTTCGAAGAGGGTTCCAGAGTTCTTGGTGGAGAGGTTGCCTCACAGAATGCATACTACCTGAGAGTGCAGAGAAAAACACTCGACCAACTCGATGTAGAACAAGAACTGGTGATGAACCAGTGGTCTGATTTTAGTATCAAGCAAAATAACGCCGGTGTTATGACCGAGGCAAGAGTTCTTGAGATTATCGAACCGTCAGGAACATTTGACGACTACTATGTGTTTATTATTCAGTTCATCTCTGGTTCTGAATTTGCACCGGGTGGTTTGATTGACTCTACTAACCCCACACATAACTTGTTTGCAAAAGTCGCAAGTTTGGCAGAAAACACCACCGACGCTTCGGTGGAATATGGTATTTTTGGAATCGCAAAAGTTTCATCGGTCAATGATGGCATTTTCTATAGCAATGGATACTTTGTAAAGAATGAATTCCAAACACTCAGTCCATACACCACCGATAGGTTGCTGAGAAGAGACTTCACTTTCCCAACCACAGAAGTTGGGTTTACTGTAAAAAGAGAGATTGTAACACCAGACGACGATCCAACACTCCGGGATCCAGCAAATGGCACATACAACTACAATGCTCCGGGCGCAAACCGATATAAGTTAGATTTAGATCTTTCCTTCATTGGACAGAGTAATTATGACGCCGCAAACTTTATTAGTCTACTTACTTACTCTGAAGGTAAAGTTACAAGAAAAAACGTCTTAACACAATACTCTGCACTAGAGGATACGCTTGCCAGAAGAACCTTCGATGAATCTGGTTCGTACACAGTAAGACCATTTGAACTTGATCTTCGAGAACATCTGTTAAGCGGATCAAACCGTGGTGTGTTTTCAAGTGAGGCAGGCGGTGTAAACTCTAAGGCAGTTTCAGTCCTAAACCCCGGAAAGGCATATATTTTTGGATATGAGTTCGAGACTCAATCACCAGAGTATGTGTCATTAGAGAAAACAAGAGACTCATCCCACCAACAGCGAACAACCAGTAGGAAGTTCTTAGAGTCCAACCTTGGGCCATATTGTGTGGGTAACGTGCTTGGTTCTATTAACCAGAACGATGGTTCTGTGGGTGCGGAAAATCAAATTAGAGGATTTATTAACCTACTCTCTCAATTAGACAACGGCGTAGAAGGTAAAGTAAAGGTTAGATTTTACTACAGAGAGTGGGTGCAAGATGCTGATCAAGAGGGCAACTTTGTTTATGCTGGAACTGCTCACGTTCATCACATAGTAAAGGATGATGAACTATGGATGGACAGGGAGATTAATGAACACGCACAACAGAGAAGATGGAGTTCTAACTATAGATTCTACCTAAGCGATCTGGATAGAACAGAACTCGCACGACTCCGTGGTGTGGAGTTGGACGATGCGGTGGATCTCGATAAGATGGCAACTTGGTTTGGTTCGCCCGCGAGTTTTGAAAACTACGAATCTTATATGGTTATCGCCGATGATGACTTGGACGATCTTGTTTATCCCCCAGAGCAATTCAATCCAGCAGATGTAAACGCCTCTTCATACGATCCTATATGGAAGAGATGGATTGCTGGTGGTAAAGTGTTCGGTGGTGACAGTTATGACGAGACCTTTAAGGCGTTTGAACAGTTTGATCCCGCAGGTGGCGAAAATGAAGACGCTCAAGAGAAATTCCTTTTTGACTCTCTAACCACCCCATCTTTAGTCTATGAACTACCAGAGGGTTCGGTTGGTCAGCGAGTCGAAGAACTAGAGTTTTCAACTCAGATTAAATTTAATATTGATAACGACTCGATTGTTCTTATCAATGAGACACCAGAGGTTCGTCAAGTTTCTCTGAATTTATCAGATCTTGGTTTGGATCAATTTACATTTGCTGGTGCGATTAGTGGTTCTCCACAGGGCCAGACTGTTGTTAATAGTCAAGATAAAGGTAAGTACTATATTCTCACTGTAGAGGGAGAATCAGGCGGAAACTGGGGAACGGAAGATGACGCCGTTGAACCACAATTTGCGGCACCAGTTAACTTAGATGAGTTTGATCTGACGATTTCCGATAACGGAAAAACTCTTGTCATTACAAAGACCGGTTCCGGTACACCTGATACTGATGATCAGGGACTAAACCCAAATCACAACTATGTTCTCATTGCAACGGTAAACTATGATAATGATGTTGAAAGAATTCATCTTCGAACAAAGGAAAAGAAAACCCACACACAATACATCGGAGGATCTACCTCCGGTGTTGGATTCGCAGCAAACTCGGAAGATCTCGGTGGTTTCCCTCGATTAGATTCGTCAGGTAATTACTTCTATGAGTTACCCCACTCTGATGTTCTAAAAATTACTTCGATTAATGAAGTCTTGGACTCGGGCGAGGTAAGCATAATTAACGATTTTATCTTTGACAATGGTCAGAGAGATACTGAATATGATTATGGTCGCCTCTATGTCAAGAATCAAGTGAAGAATGACTATGTGTCTAAACTACAACTTGGTGACGGAAACGTCGGTCGTGACAATGACGATCCAAGAGTTTTTGTAGTCAAGTATGAATTCTTTGACCATGCTGGCGAAGGCCCAATTTGTGTAAATTCTTACTTCAGTGATCAATACTTAGAGTCCTCTAATGAGAGTTCTACCACTAACAACTACATCGACAATAGTGTAGACACTATAAGTAATATTTCTTTCTCTGAAATTCCAGTCTACACAAGTCCGGTATCTGGGGAAACTCTTCAACTTTCAAATTGCATCGACTTCAGATTCCGCCGTCCCACAAAGACGTTTAATCCAGGCGACAACATTCTGAATATTCCCAGATTCCCCGCCATGCAATCTTATGTTCCTAGAAATATTCTAAGTGCAGATGAGTTTAGCAGCAGTCACAATTACTTCTTACCTAGAATTGACAAGATTGTTGTGACAAAGAGACTAAGTGACGAAGAAACAACTTTTGATATTATACGAGGTATTCCGTCTCTCGATCCAGTTCCACCGGATGATCGTGAAGATTCGATGACTCTATATCAGTTGACAATCCCACCGTATGTATTTAATGTAGACGATATTAGAACTAAGTTCATCGAGAATAAACGATATACCATGAGAGATGTCGGTAGAATCGAAGATCGCGTTAGTGGTCTAGAGTTCTTCTCAACACTCACAGACTTGGAACAAAAAACAACCTCAGAGACATTTACTGGCACCCAGCAGGATCAAGAGAGTGATCAGGTAATCTTAGTTAAGAATGCAATTCTAGTTGATTCCTTCCGGGGTCATGGAGTTGGAGATGTTGCGAACAACGATTATCGTTGCGCCATTGATTTTGAAACAGGCACTCTTAGACCGTCGTTTGTTGCCACACCATTTGATCTAAATGGAATCACAATCGGTAATGGTATTACCTTTGACGCACATAACATTGCAAGAATTGATCATACTGGCCCGGGTGGGTCAACGGCAGCGTTTGTCTCACAATTAAAAGCAAACACAACCATTAAGGCAAACCCATTCTACCTAACCAACTGGATGGGTAAACTTGACATTAGTCCATATGGAGATTTTTGGTGGGACATCAACTATAGACCAGTTGTTCGTGTAAACACAATTGGAGAGGCAGATGCATGGAAGTCTGTAACCTACGAGAATCCCGGTGA